CCAACGTAATCTTACTAATTTTTCATTTATTGGTTCGGCTGATAATCCAGTTACATTTGCTGGTAATGCAGTCTTACCAACAGCATTGAAAGTTAAGTTAGTAGAAGTTGCACTTGTCTGCAATGCAGCGTTATAGCTAAATACTTGAAATTCATACGTTCCAATATCAGTATTGAATATCTCAAAGTCAGGAGAAGAAACTGTTGTAGAAACAAAGTTACCATTATTAAATCTGTAGTTAACCTGATACTGCGTAACACCGACAATAGGTTGCCAACTGACGATAAGTTTAGATACTGCCTGATTATTTATTTCAACAATCTTCTCTTCTGCCTGTAAAGCATTTGGTGGATCTTTCGGAAGATTCAGTATTGATACTGTTCTTGTTGGTAAAGTCGCACCATCTTCAATAAATGCGTATTTTTCATTTACATAAGATAAAGCTGTAATCGCATAAACTAAGCCTTCCTGTTCTTCGACAGTTATTACTCTGAATTTTTGAGCATCAACTGTGTCATCTTGTATAAGCCAGATAGTGTTTGCATTGGGAGTCTGAGAGAAAGCAGAAGATACTGTGACTACTGCACCAGATACGCTGGAAATTGATCTCGTTTCTACTGTTCCATCAGGCAGGATAACGCTTAATGTTGGACTGTTTGTTGTAGGCAGATCGGTTGCAGCAGAATCATCTACAGTTATTTGAGTCGTTGTTGCTGTATTTACTCTTCCGCCTCTTCGGACTCCTGATCTTACGGGATCTGCTATTTCGATTACTGCACCAGGTCGGACCACTACACCAGAATCTATTGATGTTGTAAATGTAACTACCTCAGACTCATTATTTTCAGAGAAAACGATTGCCTTTGCCAATCTTCGAGCTTGCCCACGGCTGGTACACGCAAATGCTTTTACTTGTTTAATCACTGTGCCTATCTTGGCTATCAAATCAGAATCTTCATAAACCTCAAAATCTATCTCTTTACTATCCATATTAAAGTAAGAAACAGCTACAACACTATGTCTAGTTTTTAAACTACTACCCGAATAACTGAAACCACCTTCGCCTACGTTAGATAGGTTAAATAAATAACTTGCGTCTGTTGGGCTGTCCTGTGTAAGTGTTACCGATCCAGCAGACCAGATAGGCATACATCGCATAACTCCAGCCAATTCATTTATTAAATCAAACGCTTCTCCGCTTGTCTGAATATTTACGTTGCAACTAAATCTTGCTTCCTGTCCTCCAGATCCATCTGATACCAACGTATTTGCAAATTTACTGGCAGTTACGAATGAAAATAAATCTAGGCTGCTGTCTGTTATGTGATCTCCAAATCCATATCTAGTGTCTGTTAGTAAGTCAAGTAACACCATCGCAGGGCATGAACACCATTGGGCAGCACCCATAACTCCATTGAAAATATATCCATCTGGATAAACTATTCTGCCAGTTGTACTATCGACAGTTGGAGTTCCCGATGCACTAGCTCCTGCTCCTGGGATTCTTACTTTTATTCCTCTAATTCTGTATTTTCTTGTAGGTATGGACTGAAACTGCATCGAGTCCAGACGTACAGCAGTGTAAGCACTGTTAGCATAAGTTGATGAATCATCAATTATTTCACCAAAACTCGTCCACTGGAACGCATCTACAAGACTAGAAGTCGTGCTGTCTGCTGTGACTCTTGTAACTCTGATATCCACTGGAAACGATCCAGTAAGATTTACTCTGTAATCTCGCTGGTAGGCATCAGCAGTTCTACCTGTGATTGTGTCATTTATGACATCTGTAAAACCCCCAGAATTGTATTGCACTGATACTTTCAGAGATACAGACGATCCAAGTAAATCCCCTTGATCTGTTGCTTTCTGAAGTTGAGGAAAAGTTATAGTTACATTTACAGCATCTACGTTTGAGTTTGTTATCTGTCTTGTTACTGGAGTGGAGGCAGTCACAGTTACTCCTACTCCTGTGACGGAAGAACTGCTCTCAATACCTGTAACTTTTGTCTGGTTTGCAGTTCCAAAACGAGGTGTGAAGCCTACGTCTTGGAAGTTAAAATCGGTTGTTGCAGGGCTGGCAGAATTAGCTGTTGCTTTTAAAACAGGGGTATCATTTAGAAAAACATCTTTTAGTGCAGCATTGTTATATGCTGTAGTGCCTTGTGTTCTTCCTTCTTTTGATGCTGTAGCAAATCCTTCTATTTCTCCTTCAGAAACTAAATCAAGAAATGTAGCAAATTGTCTGCTATGTAATGTATCAGGAGTTCTTGTCGGTTGCGGTGGTGGTGGTGGAGATCCTCCTCCTCCAGATCCTCGTATAATTTTATTCGTCATGCCTGTACCTGTTGCGTATCAACTGCACCACTGATGACCACCGATCCAGTTATGATTTCTCCATAACATATTGGAACGGGAGTTCCAGCCCGTGAGGTATTTTGCGTTCCAGAGAAATTGTAAGATAATCGTGGATCTTCTTCGTTATTGAAGTCTCTTTTTTTCGGTAATGGGGTAAGCATTTCAGATACTCCCATAAGCACTAGACCTATACCAATATTTCCTGCAAATGCTGTAATACTAAATGCTCCAGAAGCGGTGGCAAATCCACCACCTAAACCTTGAGGTCCAAGTCCAAAACCTACGCTTGGATTTATTATGGCTAAACCTATCAATGCTGCTCCCAATAATATTTTTCCTAGTCCTCTACCAGCACCAGTTATGACGGGAACAAAATGTATATCTTCCTGCCCTATTGGATAGTGAACTTCTTCTTTGCCTACATCATAATTTCCAACTTTTACTTGATAATATCTTGGACTCATATATTTTTCGATTCCAGGAAAATTATTTATAAGAAAACTTACTGCTCTTGATAGGCTGTCGACTTTTACTTCAAATTCTTTGTGACCTACAAATTCTGCTAAGTCTCCGTAAAGTTTGATTTTACGCATCATAACGATACCTCTTACCTGTGCATTTTTGCAGCCACGCAGAATATGGCTCTTTACAAGATAGTCTATCGGTTAAATGGTGTAAAACATCTCCATCTAAAAAAATTGCTACATGGTTGAGGGTGTTATACATTATGCTCATCAGTAGAATATCGCCATTCTTAAGTGTCTCATTTGGGTCTAACTCTTTAAAACCTGTTCTTTCGGCATATCTTTCAAATAATGGTACGTCATTAAACTCCTGTGGGGTAACAGGTCGTTCATAGTCCAATAATTCTATTCCTTTTTCTTCTTTGTAAAAATCACGGACCAAAGACCAGCAATCTGTTACTCCCCAAACCCAGGGTCTACCTTTTAGGGGTGGTTTATATCCACAGGGTTCACAATAACCCCACTGTTCAGTTTTTGGATTGACTATATGCCAGGGTAATTTACTTTGTTCGCAACTTAATTTATCTGCTTCACTTGGAAAAGGTGGAGTTACAGGGTGGCTATGAACTATTGCTTTTATTTCTCCTGTGTTATCTGCTTTAACATAATCTTCTGGATCAATTATGAAACATTGATGTGCTGTCATAGATAGATTACGGCAGGGAAAATACTTTTCTTTTCCTCGAATATTTAATAAAAGACCCACACACTCTTTTGGATCTTCAACTTTTGCGTGATTAAGAGCTTCTTGCTGCCAATTCATGCGATAAACGTACCAATAGAAGGGAACTCTGTTCTGGTGCATTGACGTTTTGGTGCTCTTATTCCTGCCAAATCAAATACTGCTGCTAGTTCAAACGTAACTAATTCTCTATTTTCTGCTGATTTTCTATCAATTTTGTAAATTTCTTTGGGGAACTCTGCGGTAGGATCTGGTGTTCCTAATGGATTTACCTGTTGAGATGTGGTTGTGGTTGTATCTTGGGTCGTTGTATTTGGATCGTTCATTGTAATTGTATTTCCCATTCCATTTCCATGAACTGTGCAATAATATCGCAAATCATTTGGAGCAGAAGGATAAGCTGGCTGGTAAGTTACTGTAGCTCCTGCATTTCCAGCAGTTCCAGATACAGTTGTT